CCAGTATTAAAATTTCCAGTATTATTATATAATGCTCTATGTCCAAAACCGGCAGAACCACTTCCTGAATTTCCTTGACTATAAGCTAAGTTACCTACAGCAGTATTTTGTTGTCCTGAACTGTTGCTTCTCAGAGCTTCGTTTCCTATTGCAGTATTTTCGTTTGCGTTATTTACAAATAAAGCTCTATCACCCATAGCAGTATTCTTATTTCCTGAAACATTGTTATTCATACATCTTCTACCTACAGCTGTGTTTGAACCTCCGCTTGTATTTACTTGCAGTGCGTTAAATCCAATAGCTACGCAAGCACCAGAACCTGTTGTACTTTTACTTTCTAAAGCACTTTTACCGATAGCAATGTTTTCAGCTGCATTAGTTACAGATGCTAAGGCATCAACACCAACAGAAGTATTATTTATCGGTGTAGTTTTGCTTGGAGCTGGGTTATCACTTATAAAAACGTTTGAAGAGTCTATGTCTATTGTAGCTGGATCAGGTGCATTTTGAAAAGTTGCTGCACTACCTACACCGTTTGAAGTTAAAACCTGTCCTGATGTTCCTTCTGAAATTCCTGCAAACCCACCAGCACCATCATTAGTTTGTGTTTGTCCAACTGTTCCGCCAGGAGTGCCTCCCGATGCAGTTTGAAAAGTAGGTGCAAGACCTGCACCTCTTGATGTTAAAACCTGTCCTGATGTTCCTTCTGAAATTGCTCCAAAAACACCTCCATCATTTGTTTGAACTTGACCGTTTGTTCCTGCAGGATTACCTGCTGAATCATTAACCCAACTTAAATTACCACTACCATCTGTTGAAAGGATCTGACCTGCAGAACCTGCACCATTTGGAAATGTTAAAGTTGTATCTGATGTAATTGTTGAAGGAGCTGCGATAGATAAATACTTTGCTTCGTTAACATTCTTACCATCTGTTAAACGAATCTCTCCCTTTTTGTTATTAAGTCCTACTACGACTGGACCTGTGAATGCTGTAGTTTTTTCTGCCATAACTAAATATACTCCTATTTCAATTTTTGATCAAGCTTATACTGAACCTATTGGTGTCGTTTCTTGATCCTCTCTATTTACTTGCATAGCGGCGATTGTACCTTGTACTCTACCGGTGGTGTTTGTTGTAAACACTAATTTATCTCCGCCTTCTAGCACAAGCGGTCCTGTAAGTAAATTCAAATATTGACCACTATCTAAAATAGTAGAAAACGCAATTGTTTGACTTGCTACGTACGGTCTTCCAGGGCCCCTGTCTAATCTAACTTCTAAATTAATACTAGCTGCCCCTGTATTGTTTGCGTAAAAAGCATTTACAATTGCATGTGAATCTTCAGGAACTCCGTATACTGTTTTCTCACTCGTTGTTGGAGTGAGATCATAGATCATATTTTTAAAACTTGTTGCCATAATTAACTCCTAATTATACCCTCTTGCGATAGAATACCAGGTATTATATGCTACATATCCAGGGCCTGGTTTATATCCTGCAGGATAGCCTCCATCTCCAAAATAAACAAATGTTCTAGATTGACCGGCGGGAAATGAATTTAAATTTGAAGTAAAATATCCATCTATTTTAACTTGATCTCCAGCAGAATCGTATCCACCTTTTAATATAATATTATAACCACTACCATTAGTTACTGCTACTTTTGTTCCAACAGGTGGTTGTTGGGGGAACACTATTGTAGCAGGGTCTGGTAGACCACCTATACCATCAGCGATAACTAAATACCCTCTATTTCTACTCGCTTGAAAAGTTCCAAGTGGACCAAAACCTCCTCCACCAGTAAAATCTATTAAACCTATTCTACTATAAACTATACCTCCTGTTATACCACCTACTGTAGATGTGGCAGGTCCTGAAGGTTTATTAGGTGAGTATCCTAAAAAATAAGATAACTGTTCTATTTCACTAAAAGTGTCACCTCTAGTTTTATATTGAGCATTTATTTGTTGAATAAAATTATTAATAGCTCTTACGATTTGTCTTTGATTACCTATTTCGTATTGGTCTGTAGGATCAGGAACTCTAATTGTAATAGCCATTATCTTCTACCATCCGGTTGTATATCAATTCTAAGTGTACCATATCGCCAGTTTTCACCGTCTGCAAGACCAGGGTTTTCAATTTTTATACTTAAAAATCTACCTCTAGCTCTTGTATCTTTTTTATCTGTTGTCGATGTAACATCGAAAGAACTATATGTTGATGGTGTACCCGTATCTGATGGATATCTTTTTAATGTTAAAGTAACTCTAGCTGTTCCAACTAAAGTTTTAAAGTCTGGTATAAATCTTCTCATAGATAAAAAGAACTCACCATCACCCATTTGTGGACTAGATATATCAAAATCAAATGATTCAATATTAGATGTAATTCTAGTTATAGACGAGTCTAAATTTTCTTGATCAGTTCCTACTTCATGTTTGTATAAAATAGTTTTACCATATCCATTTGGTGCTGCAGGTTCACCTATAACTTCTGGAAAATCTCCATTGGTAGCATTATCAAAACTTGTTGCAAAAGGTTTATCAAATACATTTGAATCAGCCCAAGAAGTTCTCGGTGTATTACCTGTATACCAAACACCTTCTGCAAAATTATATATTACATATCTATCATTATAGTCAGAAGAAGCAGATGGATAGTCCCATCTTACTTCTGTATATAAATTGTTCACACCTGCGTATATTTGTTGACTTTGACTTAAATCAACATCATCATAGACATAATCTTCAACAGAACAATCTAGTGTTTTAACTGATCCATCATATTTAAAGAAACCTTTGTCACTCATCCAATAAGCAACCCCGTCAACTTCTACAACTGCGTTTTGTCCAAGCAATCCACAATTAGTACCTACTTGTTCAAAACCAAACACAAAAGGTTGTCCGATGTGTCTCATTAAATATAAAGCGTTATCTGTCCAAATCAAAATTGCTTCTTTTGATTTAATAGCACCTACTATTTTTGTACCATCTTGAATTCTTTGTGAACCGGCAGAGTTACCTGCAGTAATATCGTATGTGTTTATTTGTTCTTGTGATGAAAATCTTATAAACATATCATCTTGTGTTGATGGCGTTCCAACAGTTGTTTCTGTACCCATGTGAATTAAATGTCTTGTAGTTGGTGATACCATACTAATTCTAGTATTTGTCGGATTTAAATCTGTTTCAAAACCTGTCGTTAATACAGACGCTCGCTGCCCGAGTGGGTTACCCGCAGCGGGGTTCCATGTAAATGTTTTACCATTTAAAACTGTTGCAACAAGTACCTGACCAAAATTTGATAGTGACCATAAACCAGGAGGGGTATTAACACCATTTGTAGATGCAGCTTGACCCCAGTTATTAGATCCACCCCAAACTCCTGTACCCCAACCAAAAGTAAATTGTTGTATTTGATTACCAATAGTTTCTAATGGAAGAATAGAACAACTTCCACCAGGTCCTACGTTACCTGTAGCACTTGCAACCGGTGTAACTGTAAATTCTGTATCTGATACAATTGTTTTTACTTCATATAATTTATCTTCAAAATCAGAATCAGCATAACCTGTACCAGCAGGTAAAGTCACGTTTTCAAATTCTACAATGTCTCCTGAAGATAAACCATTAATAGATGTTGTTGTAATGGTTACAACATTAGAACCTGAAACAGTTGTAAATGTGCTACTTTTAAATTCATCGATTGTTAAAGGAAAGCCACTAGTTCTATAAGGTGTAATATCGTAAAAATTATCTTCGTAATAAATTAATAAAAACTTATCAGTTCCAATTGCTAGATATTGATTACCGTCATTACCTCTAAATGGATGTAATCTTCTTGATACAGATGAAATACTTTCTCCACCTTCTGCTTTCCAGCCACCTACTTTTTCTGGTAATGTATATCTAAATCTAACGTTATCACCGCCAACATAACGAGCGACAGCTCCAACTTCAGAATTTTGTTTATCGAAACCTGGTTTGATTTGCCATTTGCTAAGAGGCACTGGTCACCTCCTATATTTTATCCTTGTAAGCCCAGCCTACAGTCGCGTTTACATAAACCAAAGTAAAGTTTTGATTGTCTGTTGAAATATTTATTGATCCTGCAGCACCTTCAATATTTTCAGCGCCTGGATCTATTGTTAAAGCATTAACAGAATATTGTTGACCACCATCAATAAAACTTACTTCTGATCCAACAGAAGGACCTGTTGGTAAAGTAATTGTTAATACACCCGCACCCGTATTACAAATAATTTGATCACCTGCAACAGCAGTATATGATGTAGATGTTGACTTGTAACCTTTAGTTAAAAGACCTGAACTTATATTTGTTCCATCAGAATATAATAAAGCCTTGCTTCCTACAGGTAATGTTTTACCAGTTCCTGAAAAAGTTTTAACAGTTAACGTATAGTGTGATGCTGATCTATCTGTTGCATCTTCTACAACAAATACTCTTTCTGATGAATCAGGCATAGTTACAACTCTATTCCCTGTTAACGTTCCAGTTAATTTAAAGTATAAATTTTTACCGTTTGAAGTAGCACCATCAGTTAATACTAAATTAACATCAGCTGCACCCACAGCTAAATTTAAATAGCCGCTCGCTGCTTGCTCCAAAATCTGTAGATTCGTGTTTGTAATGTTACCCCATAAACCAGCTTTTTCACCGGTTACCATGAGTTCTAGTTTTATGTCACTTGAATAACTTGATGCCATATTTTATCCTATTCTCCCGGAGACGGAGAGCTAATAGCGGTTCTAATTGTACCGTCCATATACTCGTCTCTTCTTCTTCTACCTTGTTGTTCTATACCATATGTAGCCATACTTCTACTATAAGATTGTTCGTATAATTGTAATAAATCTGCTGGTCCTTTTAAATAACCATAAGTTTCAGCTAAGCATGCATATAATAATAAATCTGGGTAATTGTTTGATACATAAGTTGTAGTTGCATCTGCCGATGTAATTGTGTCTGGTTGCTTGACATATGCAACGTGGCACACGTAAGCAGCATCGGGCGTCGGGGCTACAAAAATTGTAGAAGCATTTCTGTTAGAATAGTATCTTGGAATATTATTAGGTGCAGCCGCTGCTGTACCTGGTGTATTGTAGTATTCTTCCATAAAAGAAGTGTCTCTGTATTCTAAAGCTTTTCTTACAGCTGGTGTTTCATTTGTATCATTAATGTAAATATATCTTATAAATCTTGTATTTGCCGGTGCAGCAACTTCTCTATTATTTGGAGTCAAAGTTATTGTATCGTAGAAACGAGCATCGTCTGTGTCTGTTTCTCTAAATATTCTAGCCTCAGCATTTTTAACAATAGTTGTAAGAACAGGATCACTTAATACTGTATTATCAACTTCTGTGTAACTTCTGATATCTGATTTTAATTCTCCAAAATTCATAATTATGCCTTAAATACTACGGGTCCAGATGAACACTGTAAACCGCCTCCTTCTTTAGTTGTACTAGCTGTTGTTAAATTAGTAAAGT